CTGTCACAGGCACATTACATGTTGATGGAAACATAACTTGTACTGGTGATATATCAGCAGATGGAACGATCACAGGCGTTACTGATGTGGTTGGTGGAGGAATTAGTTTGAAAACACATACTCATAATTTCGTAGGTGTAGCAGTTGGCGCTCCTAGTGTAACAGCGGGGCCGAACTGATGACTGTTGCAGGATTAGACGACAACGGTGATTGGATTTTCGGACTTGGTACATATTCTTACCTTTCAGGCAGTGAACAGGTAAAACAAAACGTTTTAACAAGATTGAGATCATTCACTAATGATTGGTTCTTAGATGTTGAGCATGGCGTGCCTTGGTTTGATCTATTGGGAGAAAAGGGGACTTTAGATAGGTTGAAAAGAGAGGTGGCCAAGTCGGTTTTAGGGACGGTTGGCATTAAAGATATCTCAAGACTTGAAGTAACATTCGATTCCGATAAACGTTCTGTAAATATTTACTTAACATGTAGTGATGTTTACAATATTGTTATAGATGAAGTTATTACGGTATAGCAGATGGTAAAACCCGAATTCACTCAAGATGGCGTTGACGTTCAAACGTTTGAGGAAATTTTTGAAGAGCTTGCAGATGGGTATAAAAGTATCTATGGAGCCAACATAAACCTTGACCCCGACTCGCCCGATGGTCAGAGGGTAGGAATCGAGGCACAAGCTAGGCTAGACCTGCAATCTTTCGGATTAGCTCTTTATAACCAACTCGACCCTGATTTTGCCGTTGGACAATCATTAAACAAACTGGTCAAATTTAATGCTCTGGTCAGGCAACCACGTACTCGATCTTATGTTACCATGACCATAAACGTCACCTCTGGTGGCACGTTAGATGCTGGCTATACTGTTGAAGATACATCAAACCAAAGATGGATTACACTAGAGGATGAATCAACGGTGCCCGGAGACAACAGCATTGTGATGTATTCTGAGGAATATGGTGCCGTATCAGCAAGCCCGGGGACGATCACCACTACAGTAACTGTGAATTCTGATGTCAACTCCGTTACCAACGCCGCTGCTGCAACACCGGGTTTAGATGAAGAAACTGACGAAGAATTAAGGGTTCGGCGTAATGCATCATTAAGCGCACCTTCCACTAGTGATATTGGTGCCATGTTTACTGCGCTGGCTGCTCTTAATAATGTAGTCGGTGTTAAAATCTATGAAAATTATACAGATTCGGAAGTAACCTATACTTTAGCCAGTGGTAGCACTAGTGATCTAGACCCACATTCCATATGGGTCATTATGGATGGTGGAGTTGCAGCTGATATTGCAGAAACTATGGCTAAAACAAAAGTTGCTGGTACTGGGTTGAAGGGTTCTGAGGAAGAGACTTACCAAGAAACCATAACCCTGGCTAATGGAAATTCCATTGTTTTTGATCACGATATGAAGTGGGACAATGTTGCTTCGCAAACTCTGTCGGTTCGAGTGACCTGCACGAAGAAAGACCCTCTAGTGTCATTTTCTACTGATGCTATAAAAGAAGCTATTGCTGCTACCACCTATGAAATTGGGGGAACGGCTCAAGCCAATCTTCTTTATGAAGCCGTTTATTCGACTAGTGATGCTTTTGTGGCCACAGCCTTAGAAATTAGTGATGATGCTTTTGCGACATCAACCACTGGAGCATTAGAGGCTGGTGCTAATGGAAAATGGGTCACGACTGTTAGTGATGTTACAGTGACGGTGCCGTAATGACATTTGTAGAAGATTATCAAAACCTTTTGATCAAGCAGTATTGGGATAAGCCCAAGGCTTCAGCCGAGATCGGCCTACAGGCTCAAACATGGCAGAAGGTATTTGATTGGTTGAATTCATTTATTACCGAATTTGACATTGATCAAGCGACTGGTGATCGTCTTGACATTATAGGCAAGATTGTGGGAGTGCCTCGGATTGTTCCCGCGGTTATTGCAAAGTTGTTTTTTGGATTCGACGATAATATCAACTCCACCACCTTTGCAGATAAATTTGTTGAGGTTGGGGGATTGGCTCCTTTTTATGATAAATTTGAAAATCCATACGATGATTATGAGCTTACAGATGGTGATTATAAGCAGTTCATTAAAGCTAAGATAAATAAAAATGTTGCTCGCTTGACAATGGTAAACGATAATTTTCTGTCGTTACAGGAAGCCGTTAATGAATTGTTTGAAGGATTGGCCTATATTACTGACGGCTATGATATGAGTATCACTTTATATGTTGACCCTTCCATTAATGAAGAAACATTAAGAATTATTGATAGTTTGGATTTAATACCTAGGCCGATGGGTGTTAAATTGGATGTTGTAGAATGGAATATAGGCGAAACGTTTGGCTTTGCTTCTAATCCAAATAGTGCTGGATTTCAAGACCGTTTTAACCCCGTCACCGAGCCTGGCGGAAAATTTGCAGATAGGATTGTATAATGGCAAAAATAGACAGATTTGATGGAAATTTAGCGGCGTTTGCTTCTACAGCTACAGGAACCAATCGTACAATATTTGGTAGTATTTCCCAATCGGACACACTAGATGACAATATCACAGCTAATTTTTTAACTGGTTGGGAGATTATAGGAGCCACCGATGCCCCTTCTAAACAAGATTTCAACGGATTGAGTTATACAACTACTTTGTTGTTGAGTTATCTGCATCAAATGGGTGTTGCTGAATGGAACACTAGCCAGGAGTATTATATTGGTTCCGCTGCCATTTATGATGGAGAATTTTATATTTCGAAAACAGACGCCAATGTTGGCAATCAACCGGATGTTTCCACAGGAAATTGGAAGAGGCTAGTTACTGCCGAGGAGGTTTTGCCTGCTGGTGCTGTCCAGTGGTTTGCTCAGTCTGTTGCTCCTAGTGGGTGGTTAGAATGTGATGGAACAACCTATTTAATGTCTGCATATCCTATATTGGGTGCTGCTTTAGGTTCCACCTATGGCGGTGATGGCATTACCGATTTTGCCGTACCCGATTTGAGGGGTAAGTTCGTAAGGGGATATGACAATGGTGCTGGTGTTGATACTGGGCGTGTTTTTGGTAGCAGCCAAAATGATTCTATTATCGACCACCAACATGATGCTGGCGGAACTTTTAATGTTCAGCTTGGTTCATCTGGACGCACTTTAGCTGGTGGAGTAGAAACGACTACGTATACAAATTTTGTGAAAGCTCCGAATGATGGGGGAACAGAAACCAGACCAAAAAACGTCGCACTGCTTCCATGTATTAAAACCTAGAGGAATGAAATGGCTAAAATAACACGATTTACAGGAAATTTAGAAGCATTTGCCTCGGCAGCTACTGGAACAGCTCGAACAGTTTTCGGAGACTCTGCTCAGTCTGATACGCTAGATGACAACATTAATGCTGACTTTCTAACTGGGTGGGAGATAGTAGGAACTAATGACAGTCCTACTAGACAGGATTTTAATGCAGCGACCTTTACTAGCACCCAATTGTTATCCTATCTTCACCAAATGGGTGTTGCTGAATATGACTCATCGCAAGAATATTATGAGGGGTCACTAGCCATATCTGGGGGCGAGTTATACAAAAGTTTAGCAACCGGTAACACTGGCAATGCTGTTACCGACTACACCTATTGGCAAAAGATTTCTCCCAAGAGAAATGCCATATCAACTACTGATGCCACTCCAACTATTATTATTACAGAAACTTTGGCGAACAACTCCTCTATTTTAATTGAAGCAAAAATCAACGGTTCTAAAACTGACTATTCTGAGTCCTACATGGCTGTAGCTAGATATGCTGTAAGAAATGCTGGTGCCGGTGCCGTTCAGGTTGCTGCTGTTGGGGTTGATGCTTATACTGATTCAGCAGGAGCCCCTGCGGTAACAGCTGCTGTTAATGGTGATGATGCGAGAATTTTAGTAACCGGCATTGCTGGGAATTATGATTGGGCAGCCGAATGGACTGTAACCCCGCTTGCCTAATAAAGAATAAACGTTTATTGATAAGAGAAATAAAAATTTGAGGTGACAGGATGGCAATTAGACCTTTGCAACAGAGGGATGCCCTTGAAAATTTAATGGCTCATGACTTTGCTTATCTTTCTGTTGTGATGAGCGTAGCCGGAACCACTAACCAACGCTTTATAGGTTATTGTCGACCCGGAACGGCTTTGAGTGATGCAGGTTGGTTTATTACTCAGCAAGAATATGATGAAGAAAGCAATGTAATTAGGATAACTCACCCTGTGAATGTTAAAGGTGAAGTAGATTTTGACCAAGTTTGGCAGACAACCACAAATTATGTTGAAATTTCATCTATAACAAATGCCAGTCCTGCTGTGATAACCACCTCTGCTGCCCATGGTTGGACTACCGGACAGTTGATTGAGGTTCTTGAAGCTGATGTTGCTGTGGTCAATGGTGACGGATATGGGCTTACGATGTTTGAAGTTGAGGTTACAGCTCCGACGACAGCTAATTTAATCCACCCTGTCACCGGCGAATATATAAACGGCTCTGGATGGGCTTCTGCTGTATCAACAGGAAAGGTTTATCTAAGAGAATATGCTAATTACACCTATGTTTAAGGGAGAATAAAATGCCCCAACAATGGAATTTATCTACAGGACGATTAGACAACATCGGAATCAAATTCATTGTTCTAGATCATGTCCCTACGGGTAACGATTTTCAATATGCAGTGGGAACAGAAGCTCAAGCTTCCACTACTGGAGACTTCTATAAGTTAAGAGATAATACATTCGGTGCTGCTGTATGGGAAAGACTTTCACCTGAAAAACTCGACTTTTATGATTCAGTAATTAGTATTGCCGATGCTTCTATTGCTCCACCTACTGAAAATTTTGGTGATCGTTATATATTAGATGCAAACACGCCTGTTCATGCCGACTGGGATGGTGCTACCAATGCTGATGTAGTAGAATATAATGGCGTCAATTGGATAGCAAGCACCCCAACTGCTGGCTCATTTGCCTACGTTGAAGATGTGCAGACTCTTTATATTTACGATGGTAGCTGGTTAACCGTGAATGCAGCTATTCCGCATGCAACTACCACCGTTGTTGGAATTACTCGTTATTCGACCAATGATGAAAATAAAGCCGGTACGGTCAATGATGCGGCCACGACTCCAGCCTCTATTTCTTCTCATTTGGCAGATGAGCAACAATCTGGGTTTTTATCATGGGACGGAGCTGGTAGTTATTATACTGTTTCTGGATCGGATTTTACCGTTGATCGAGGTGGCTCTGGTTGGATTGATTCAAGAAAAATATCATGGCTAGCTGGTCAAACGGTTTCTTCTTTGTCTGTTGGGGCTACTCATTATATTTATATGGATAGCACAGGAACTATCGGCTCTACGACATCTAGGAATACCGATTTGTTCAGAGACAACGTCGTTTTATTTGAGGTGTTTGTCGATAACAGTGGCGTTCCGAACATTATCGTTGTTAAAGAAAACCATTCCATATCGACCAATCCAGAAACCATGAATGCTTTACATGAGCTTGGAGCTCATGGTTATAGTGTAAATGCTATTAGTGGGGGTACCATATCGTTAAACGGATCTGCTGGTTTGCAGGTGGATGGTGATAGCCGTTGGTGGGATCACGATTTGATGACCCTGATACCCGACTCTTCAGCAACAGCTGTAGATTTAAACATATGCCATACAGATGCTGGTGGTAAATGGGTTATCGCTGCTGTGCAAAATACTCTACCATTGCAGTGGAATGATGGAGGTACACCGACATTGTTAGCCGGCAATGAGCATTCTATATATGACATTAGAGTTTCAAAGGATGATCTAGAAACAGCCAACCCTCAATACATTGCTGTTATGGGTTCCACCCTTTATGCCAATCTGGCACAGGCTGAAACGGCAAGAGATGAAAGAAGCTTTACTACAGCAACCAATGAACTTGAAGACCTAGAAACCATTAGAATGGGAATCGTGATTGTTGATGCTTCAGGGATTGCCGATATCACTGTCGCTAAACAAACCATGGCTGGTGGAGAACAAACTTTCATTGGCAGCTCTGGTGCTTCAGTATCAATTGACCCATCTGGCTTTGATGCATGGCTCACTGCCGCTGAAACCACCGCACAGGCTTTGGCTAATAGGGTTGATGAGCTTGGAAAAGACAGCGTATTTACATTGCAGTCTAGTTCAGATGCTACAGCTAAAGTTGATTTCGATTTGTCATTAATTAGCACTGCAACTACAAGAACGCTAACATTGCCCGATCAAGACCTTGATTTTGACCCTGTAACCGGTGATTTTCGAGGTACTATCAAATGGGCTGTTGCTAGCAGTACTCCACAGGCAATGCTAACTGGATGGGGTTATATTACCGATAATGGCGCAAGTCTTACTGAGTTTACTTTACCAACATCTCCAACCGTTGATGCTATTAGCAAGATTCTTGGAAAATCCAGTGGGGGTTGGATAGTTACTCAATCCGTTGGAGAACAGATTTCCTTGAATGGAAACCTTTCAACCTCTGGAGCTACAGGTAATTTAATGAGTACGGCTGCTACAGATTCCTGTACTTTAAAATATGATAACGATGGCACATGGCATGTGATGGAGCCTTGTGGCAACCTCACCGTTAATTAAAGGATGTTTTTATGAGTGCAACAAGTAATGCTGTCAATGCCGATTTTACAGATTTCTATTTGAAATCGGATGGTAAATTTAAGACGGATTTGAGAGACCAACAAATGTCTGGTTTCGTTGAGTGGAGTGCTGGATCGCCTTATTATGAAATTTCAGGAACCACTTTTAATTTGCTTAGTGGTGGCACAGGATATATTCAAGGTGACAAGGTTACATGGTTAGGAACTCAAAGCATTGCCGGATTGGCTGTTTCTACCTATTATTGGTTTTATATTGATTCAAGCGGAACGTTGAATGCTGCTACGACGTTTTCTGAAGATTTAATCACTGATAACATTCTCATAGCCGAAGGTTTTAGGGATTCATCGGGAGCTGCCACTAGACTCGTAGCTGCTGCCTATCCTTATGGATACCCAGGATTAGCCAGAAATTATCAACGGAATACTTTACCTTCTGTTTTTGGTGCTAATGGTATCGCCTTAAAACTTACGCCTACATTCAACAACAGATTTGAGTTCGTTGAAGATTATAAGCTATACACCCATGGAATCGTTAGTGACTTAGATAGTGGAGCTAGCATAACCTGGTATATAATATTTAAAAACGCGTCCTCTGACTGGACGTTTTACGGTGACGCTATAGCACTTGATGCTAGATATGTGAATGCTGGTGCAAATACTGTTTGTAGTGCTGGCTTTTATGGTTTATACCGCCTTAAGGTTGCGAGAGGGTCAGAGGAGGGAGACTACAAAGCCTTTGCGGTAATTCATACTGCTCAATATGCAACTTTAACAGAAGTTTATCAAGCTATAGCCAATGGAATAGCCGATACCGATGACGTATATGATGATGCTGAGCTTGCCAATATCGGTTATGCCATATGCGAAAAAGACACCGGAGATGTGATAATTATTCATGACGCCGACATTGACAGAGGTCATTTAATTGGGACATCTGATGTATTGTCGGCAAAATTTTCCCTAGTCGATACTGGAGATTTTGAGAATCTTTTAAGCTCTGACGATGTTATTGTTCAACAGGCTTTACAAACTATAGATGACAACTGGAATGTCAAAGCCTATACAGAGCCCGGATCGTATGCTTATAGTGTTTTGGAGACTGATTATTTAGTTGCCGTTGATGCCACCGCTGCTCCTCGTTCCATTATACTACCCTCAGCTCCAGCAACTGGACAAATGTTTGTAATAAAGGATGCTGTAGGTAATGCTGCTACAAACAATATTGAAGTTTCAGTAAGTGGTGGAGCTATCAATATTGATGGAGCGACCACCTATGTTATGAATACCGATTGGGCATCTATAACGTTAATGTTCAATGGAACAAAATATTTGGTGATTTAATGGCATATAAGACTCCAAAAATATTTGGAACTGATGTCAATCTTGATACCTCCGGATTTGATAAAAATCTAAGTTCAGCAGATACAAAAGCTCAACATGCATTTCAAACGTTGAATGATCTTGATATCGGAGGAACCGTTAGCACAGGAACTGAGTATATTAACCTTGGTATTTCATTGTCGTCTGGGGTTGTTACCATCCATTCTGCTGATGGAACGGCTTTAAGTTCTACTAACCCCGGTTATGTAAGAATAAAAAGTTATGTTAATCAGGGACAAGTAAATACTTTCAAATTGACTTCAAATTATTCATTTGATGAATCAGATTTAGCCGGAAATACTTTCGGCACCACAACATCAATCGCATGGGCAAATTCTATGCCATTGATGATTGGTTTTGTAATAAAATCTGATGATTCAGTTTGTAAGCCGGTTTTATGCCGAGGTGCTTGGTATTCCTGGGTATATGTAAAGGGTAAACCCTCTGATGCATCAGCAGATGCTAGCAATTATGCCTGGTGTTGGGATGATTCGGTGACACTTGCAGACTATGATGGCATGCCTGTTACTTGGGTTGGTAGCATATCAGCCACAAAAAACAGTTCTGACCAATGGACTATTGATAGCCTTTCTTCTTGGGATGGAATAGGAAGTTTTCAAGAGGAAAGACGACTGGTTTTCCCAAAAGGACATGGAGGTGCTGCTTCTGGCTCATATTTCCTTACTGGAGGAACAGACCCAGCTTTTGCCCAAGAGGGATATTATTATTGGATAGACCGTACAGGAACTATTAAATGTGTCCTTATTCAAAACAATTGCAATTCTGGTGGTGTTGGAGCCAATTTTATAGCTCACGGATTGCCTTTTACATCTAGTCTTGCTGGAAATGGATTCAACGCTCTTTGTGGAACCTATTTATGGTACGACCAGTCAACCACATTTTATTATATTAGGATACCTGAAGGCGGTAATTCATCTAGCCTTATTTACCCTATAGCACATGGTGGTGTTATCATGACAAAAGTAAATGTGCAGGTAAGCGACCATTTAAGATTCAGCATTAAATATAAGGCGGCATAATGGCTTTTAACACACCAAAACCGTTAGCGAAAAATGTTATTGTTGATGAGTCAGTTTTCAGCAATTTTCTTGATGGTGTAACCCCAAATTCTCAAGCTTGTTTTCAAAAGATTGATTCGCTGACCTTATCCACCAACGGTGGCGATCGCAAATATGAAAACATTGGTATTTATTATTCTGCCGGCACTTTGACTATCAAGGGTGCTGATGGAAATGATTGGA